TCTAGTGTATAGTCTAAATCTGATTTTGAATAGTGTATATGTTGAGACGGTTTAAAATCAGGTGCTCCTTCTCCAGTTTGAAACCATGCTGGATGTGTAACACGAATTCGATTATTAGGCAATGCAACTATGTTGCCTGTCCACTCTCCTGCATCTAAAAGCTGTAAAACATGAGATTGTTTATGTTGTGCAGGATCTTCTCCTATTTCACTTTCAGCATAATCTACAGTAAACAAATACTTAGCCGGAAACATTTCTCCGTTTATTTTAGCAAGCCACGGACAAGGTGTTGCTCTATCTAAAACATAAACAGAATGATTATACGAAGAACAATCCCAAGGTTGAGCGTCATATGTCTGCATGGGTTCAGGCCATTCCTCTAGTGGTATATCTGCAACTAATCCCGTTATAGGCATTCTTGCCCACATCGCACCGCCATGAACAGTGTCTTCATCTTCTCCGTCAGCTTCACTTCCTGTAAAGATTACTTGAAAACTAAGACACCTATTTGGAATTGTTGTTACAGCAACCACCATAGCGTGAAGAAACTCACCATGATACTTCTCATGATTATGCGTATATTCCTTACGAACCCAACATTTAAAATAAGGAATATTACTTTGAAGATACGGCATATTTCTTTCTAACCTTACCCTTATCTGATCTAGGCTTTCTTGGTTTTACGCCTTGCCGCTTTGACCCTCCTCGGCTTACCTTTTGGCTGACCGAGTCTTTTCTTTTGGGCGATTCTGCTACTTTTTTCTGAGGAAGACATTTCTTTAGAAGTTTTAGGGGTTTTACTACTAACCCTTTTAGTAGGCCTACAATACGGGACACCACGCTTTTCACCCTTTTTACGACCACACGGTTTACCAGTTGAAACATCTTTCCAATCCTCCTTGAACCAACGTTTTAATGCTAATCCTTTTTTTGTTTTTCTAACTGCCATCAGAATATTCTAGTTTGTTTTCGTTTGTTTTCTTGAACGGAACCACAACCAGCAGCTATAAAACCTCCTCCTTCAAACTTGGCGGCAGGACGTTTTGGATTGTCTATTGCAGAAATTAAACCACCAGATGCTGCTTTTTTAGGTTTATTTCCCCAATTCTTTGCTCCAACTTTTCGACATTTTGCAATGGCTCCTGAAGCGTAAGCAGAGGGAAAAACTTTGTATCTATTACTTACTTTATGGTAACAAGCGTCTTTAGGCACTTTAGATCCTCCTTTGGATATTTGTTTAGACATCTGACTTCGAGATATAGCCATCTAACATTTCCATCTTTTTCTAGCCTGTCTTAATCTACTGTTTGGATTTTTAGCCGCTTTTGGAAACTTTTTCATCTGACCGGCAGAACGAGCGCAATAAGACTTTCTTCTCTTTGCATCTTTACTACCACGTTTAACTTTGCCAGTAACAGCCGTTTTTAACTTTGATCCAGGGTTTTTTCTTCTGTAAGCCTTAACGCCAGCCTTAGTCATTCCTGCCCCTTTTTTCGTGGGACGAAAATTCTTTTTGTTACGCTTTGGCATTTCCCCTTTTTTAGAAGCCATTATATACCCTTACGAGTGAAAGACATTCATTAATGAAACAGTCGCAACGGTGTATGCAACAGTTAAACCATCGGCAAACAACAACCCCTCGTCGGGTATGGTATTATCTACTGTTGTATGATCTGTACCAATAGTTTGATTTTTCATTACAATAGTCCCACTTTCAGGTGTTCCATTATAAAAATCAACCAATCCAGCTGTTCCTGCTGATACAATTGAAGTGCCCACAAGACGAACACGATTACCACCACCAACAGCCTTAGCACACAAACTACCAGAACCAACTGTAATGTTTGCAGCATACTTAGCAGAACATTCTACCGCACTAACTGTCAAAAACAACTTTGTTCCTGCTACTGCTTCAGCAGATCCTGTTGAAGTTATGACTTCAGTCATTGCACTACCAAAGACATCTGTGCCTGTAATAGTACAAGTTTTTGCATTATCACCTGTGCCTGTAGTCGTTACAGTTACATTTCTAGCCCCACCACCTAAAAAGGTAGTCGCTGCCATAGTCGCTGATGTATCTGGCCTAGCTGCTGTAACTAAACGGTCTGGGTCTGCTGCGTTTTCATCCGTTATAAAGGCGACTTGTACGTCTGATCCTGCCATATTAATCTCCTATAGTTAGAGGAGGGGATAATTCCCCTCCTAATTAATTATTGCAAGTTCATGTAAACCAAAGAGTACTCAGTGTCTGCTCTTGCGGCCATAACTTCACCAATTTCAGTAAGAACGTTATCTGTTGCAGGAGCAACTCCACCGGCTGTGCCTCCTGAACGTACTGCAATGTTACCAACAACTAACGTACCAACGCTAAGAAGTGCTTGTGGTCCTGATACAGTAAACCAACCGTAGTAACTGGCCGTCATGTCAATAACTGTTGCACCCATTACAGTGCCTGTCTCTGTTGCAGGAGCAACGATCAAACCTGTGTATGGATTAGCAATAAGCGAAAGCTCAGAACTTGTTGTTATCGCCGTTGCTAACGGATCATATGTTGTAATGACAACACTAGGATCGGCAGAGTGATCATGAGCAGGATTGGATTTAACCCTCATTGTCTGACCTTCGCCAGCAGCATCATTTACCCATAGGTATCCATCTGCATACTGATTTAAAGTCATATCTGTATCACCGGATGTTTCAACAGAAATAGCTGTTTCTCCTGCTGCAACTCCTGCTGTTCCTGTCATATTAGTGTGATTCGCAATAACCGCTGCGTGTTGAACAAGTTTACCTGCCGTTACTGCACCAGAACCCATTTGACCATAACGATAAATGTTGTTGCCATAATGAAGTTGAGCACCTAATGGAAATAGTTGCGTTGAACTTTCAGCGTAAGGATTAACAGTGCCGTACTGACTGCCACCTTTACCAACAATTAAATCGGCAGGACCATAACCAGTTGCTGCTGCGTACTGAACGTGACCACCTGCCGTATTAAAAATGTTTCCAGCAGAGTTTACAACAAAACCATCGGTATCTGCACCGGTAGTAGTGTTTCTTGTAATAGATTTAAATCCGTTTTCGGAGCGGACGGCTCCTGAAAAAGTTGAATTACCCATATGTATCTCCTCGTCTTGGGTTAAGTCAGTTGCACCATGCAACTGTCGGGGAATAACTTCTTATACAATAGTTTAAAACAAAAAGAAAGGGGCGAATAAATCGCCCCTTTAAGTTTTCTGCGAGGCAGAAGTTAAGCCCCTGGAGAGCCAAATACACAACGAGGGTCTGAGAAACCAAAAGAATATCTTTCTCTAGCTTTAAACCGCATGTTACCTGTATCAAAGTCTGCTTCCATCTGAGTAGACAGTGGAGTTCTTTCAAAATGAAGGAATCCTCTAGGAGCATCCGTCATTAGGAAAAAAGCATCTGTATCTGTTAAGAAATCGTTAACAGCGTACCCATCTGGTAGCATACCCATCGAACGAATCGCATTGGTGTCGTTGTCTGAGGTTGCTGTTCGAAGGTTGGAAGCCATCAAACGTTCTGCAACAAATTGCAACTGTCGAGGAATTACTAACTTCATTCCTCTGAGTGCAACTTTTAAGCCTCTTTCATCAACAAATCCTGCGATTTTAATCAAAGCATCCTCAAGAGATGTTTCGTTTAAATCAGCACCAGTTGACGGCTCATTTGCAAACGTGCCACCATTTGTAAGTGGGTGATCGGTAGCTAAAAGTGCTTTACCGTCTCCACCAGCAAAAGCTCCAGCTGAGAACCCATTGTTTAATATGGATGCAGCTTTAACCTGCTTAGTGTGAGCCATTGAACGAGCAAGCGCACGAGTATACCGTGAAGATAATCGATCATAGAGATTATCCTCAACAGCTTCTTCTGTAATTGAAAAAGCCAATGCGATTGTCTCATGATTATACCTTGCAGTATAAGCTTCGTTTGCATCATCAAAGTTAATTGAGGAACCTTCCGTTTTAGTCGGTGCAGCTCCAAAACCACTCAACATAACTTCTTCTTCAAAGGCTCTGTCTGAAGATTCAGTTGTAAAAATTTCTGAGTGTTGATTTTCGTACCTGGAGTATTCCATGCCAAATAAGGCATTGAGACCAGGCTCTAACTCTTTCGCTAGTTGCGCTCTTGATATAGCCATTGTCTAACTCCTTACACGCCAGTCGTAGAAACAGTACCTTGAGCAATGCCACCGTTAGGAGCATTGTAATGGTTGTTTATACGAACAATTAAAGGGATACCAGCAGCACTAAAGTCTGAGTTTTCTGGGTCATCTTGAATACCCATAATTCTCAAAGCATGTGTGTTGGTGGTTGCAACAGTATTTAAATCTGCTGTTGCAGATGAAAGACCAGTTGTAGTGGATCCACTATTTCCGGTTGCTAACTGTATGTTAGAAAACACAGCTGTCCGAAGTTCGGCCTCTGTGTCGTTGCTTGTTTGCACGTTAGATGTTGCAACCGTAAACAACTGCATTGGATCATCATACACGAAAGCTTTGACAGGAAAGTTAGAATCTGCACCTGAACCTGGCCAAAAGTTTGAAAACACTTTTTCACCAGTAGTTGACGAAACGTACTCACAACCATTGAAAACTCCAACGATAGAAACGGTTCCACCTGCAGCTGCCTGTAGATCGTCAATAACACCGGCAGCTAAAGGTATAACTGCCATGCCCTGAAAAATAGGGTTGGAATTGTCAGAAGCTATGCGATATTCCGTCGTACCAGTAGTATTGGCTGATGAGCCAAGTCTACCTATCGGTCTTAGACCGAAAGAACCGTTGGAATTTGCCATTTTTTATCTCCTCTTAAGATAATAGCTTTTGATTTATTCGGAGTCGCGTGGACGACCTCCGAAACTAACACGACTTTGCCTCTCATTACTGAT